GCTTCGCCAAGACCCCGGTAAATGATGGCCACCGGTGGTGGCGGGACGTTGCTCTCATAGGTCAGCCCACCGAATTTACGGATCGTGCCGTCGCCCAGCACCCAGGGGATTTTAGCCCACAGGCGACTATCGTCGTAAATGGTGACATAGACACCGTCGCTCAAATCCAGCTCGCCGTCGTTGTGGCCCCTGCTGGACAGGCCAACAAAAATCGTCGCATTATTCGCCCCCCGGCAAACGGTACGGCCCAGATCATAGGCGCCTGGCGTCGTGCCGATGCAGACGGTCATCCCTTCCTCGACATCCTGGTAATCCCCGCTGATGACGTTATGGTAGTAGAGGCTGGTCAGGGGGTAGGCATACGTGCCGTATGCTTCCCAGACCTCCGCCTGAAGGACTACCGCCGGCTTGTCGATGAACAAATAGCCGCGATGTGCCTGCGGGGAGGTGCGCCAGATGGCCAGATCAGGGGCGGTTATAACCGGAGTCATGGGGCGGTAATGGCCTCCAAATCGGTTAGTAGATAGCGGACATTATGATAGAGCAGGTCGTCGGCGCGCTGAATGTTCGGGCGGATGACCCTGGCGTTATAATAGCCGAACGTGCCATCATTGCCGCGCATGTAGATGGTGATATCGCTGCTCGGCGTTGTCATGGAAACTCCCAGGGCCGTGTCCAGCGTACTCAGGTCACCTTCGGTCAGGAAATCGAACACAAGCTCTGCCGACGCCACGCCCTGCGTATGCACGGCGCCCGAACTGGCGAACTGACGGGGAGCGCGGTAGTCGATAGCCGTGCTCCAGGGCTGAACGGCCAGCGCTTCAACATCGTTTTGCTGGTTGTGTCCACTGGCAACCTTGTACTCGCTCATCCCGCCACCTCCAGCAGCGTGTCCAGCAGCACCTGCCGGATTTGCTCAGCTGTAGCACCCGGTTGCATGATGTTGATGTCCCCGTTCCAGTTCACAGAACGTCCGCCGGCCAGCCTCAGCAGAGCCTCCTGGTTAACGCCTCCACCCATCAGCCCACGCAGCGTGTGGGCGATCTCAGGCCGCAGCACCTCCTCGCCTGCGTGCAACCAGGCCGGGCCGGTGGCCAGCACGCGCCCGCCCGCCTGATAGGGCGTCAGCCTAATCACATCGCCACCATAGCTGAGATAGGAGCCGCCGCCGGTCTTGGACGTCCCGCCGGAAATCACAAAGCTGCTGCCGGTATATCCACCTAGAGTTTTGCTGGTGGATGTCGTGGTCGTCGCCGATGCGTAGCCCTTGCCCGCCGTCCCGGTTGCCAGAGAAGCCTTCATGCCCAATGAGGCGGCCATCTGCGACCACCAGAGCTGCAATTCGTGCGCCATTTTGGCCTGCCCCTCGCGCTGGATTTGCAACTTCTGGTTTTCGTGAGTAGCCAGCTGATTGAATTCCCTGATGAAGGCCTGTTCTCTGGTGGTCAGCTCCTGGTTCATCTGGCGATTGATCTGTGCCAGCCGCTCCCGATGCTGATCCTCATAGGAGCGTAGCTGCTCCTGCAATTGCGTTTCAATGTCGGCCTTCCGGCGCTCGTACATTTGCCGCTCTTTGACGAACGTCGCGTTTTCCTGCGCCAGGCGCTCGCTCAACTGCTCCTGGATGCGCTGCTGCTCGTCCCGGCGGCGCTCGTCCTGCGCGTCCTGCTCCATTCTGTAGCGCCGGTTTTCCTCCCAGATGGCCTCCGCATCCAGGCGCGCGGCAGCTTTTAACAGATTGAAGCTGTGGGCGGCCATGTTCTGCAGCCGCTGGCGCTGGTAGTCCTGCTCGCTCCTGAGCGCCTCTTTGTGGGCCGCAGCCCGAATTTCATTGAGCCGTGCGGCGTGTTCGCGTTCATTCCCGGCCCATTCTGCGTCCAGTTCCGCCCGCTGGCTGGCAGCGTTCGCCATGGCCTGCTGGCGCAGGCTGGCGTAATTCTCGTTTTCCTCGGCGATCTGCTCGGCGGCCTGGTTGCGGATGTTTTGCAGATCCTCACGAAACAGGGAAAACGCTTCGACCTGTTCGGGAGAAAACGCCGCCGTCCCGCCGGCCTGTAAGTTGCTGGCCGCCTCCTGCGCGACTTCTCCGGTAGCCGCCACCTCGCCGCGAAAGGTGGCCAGCGCGCTCTTGCCGCCGACCAGCGAGACACCCAGCTCAGCCATTTCTGCCGTCCACGCCCGCGCCCCGGCCAGCGCCTCCTCGCGCTCGCGGGCTAGCGCCGCGGTTTCGTCTGGAATTCCGGCCAGGGTTCTGCTGGCTGACGTCACAACCCCAACACCGGTCATCGCCATGCCGGATGTATCCATCCCCAGCCGGCTGAGAAAGATCGCCAGGTTGGTGATGAAGTGCCCGACGCTTTCGGTGGCGCTCGCGATGGTCGCCCTAATCTGTATTCCTATCGCGCGGAAGACGAAATGCAGCTCGGTGAGCGCTTCGCCCGCCTTGCCGATGGCCGTGACAAAGGTCGCAACAGCGACCCGCAGCACGTCGCCGGTCTTCATCTCGGCCAGTCGAGGATCACCAACGCCCTGCCGCGAAAGCTCTTGCGCGCCTATCGCCCCAACACCGGCGCCGGCGACGGCTGCTGCTGCTGTGCCGAGGCCGGCAACTCCCAGCCGGATACCCAGCGTTCGCAGTATCGCGCCGGTGCCAAACACGCCACCTAGCGTAACCGCCATTTGTAGCAGTTCCGGGTTAAGTTCGCGCACGGTGCGCGTCATGCTGCTGATCCCCTGCACGACCGGCAGAACAAAATCCTCCAGAAACGGCATTCCGGCCTCAGCGAGCAGCTCGGTGATTTCGCTGCGCATGACAGCAAAAGCGTTGACGCCGGACTGCCCCATCTCCTCCAGCGCGCCCTGGGTGATACCCAGCTCATCCAGGTAAGCGCTCAACCCCTGCATCGCCAGATTGACGTCCCCGCCGGCCTCTTCAGTGATGGTTCGCAGGCGGTCGCGGCTCAGCTCGAAGCGCCGGGACAGGCTCAGATATTCGCCGCTGATGAACTCGCGGATGGCGATTGCCATGTCAAAGGTTCTGGCCGTCGGGTCAAGCAGCTTCAACCGCTGGCTGATACCGAGCACCGTGCTCAGCTCGGTGTTGGTGCCGCGCAGGGAAGGTATCAAACTGGCTGCATTCTCGGCCAGCTCCAGGAATGGCTGACCCGTGCGGTCGGCCATCTCTCGCAGATCAGCCAGCATCCTGACGGCCTCTGTCTCACTGCCGGTCAGAACGCGGAATTGCACCTGCAATCCACGCACGCTTTGCGCGGCAGCTACCGAAGCTGCCGAAAGGCCACCCAGTGCCGACAGGCCCATCTGCATCCCGGAGGCCAGGCTGCTGGCAAAGGCCCTGGCTCCCTGTCCGGCCTGCTCCAGGGAGCGGCGCATCGCGGTGGCCTCGGTGGCGACCATCTGGCGATCACGCACCAGCTGGCTGGTATCAACCCGGATTGCCCCCCATGCGGTATCTACATTTATGCCCGGTCTATTTACCATTGGTTTTTATCCAAACCACCGCATCAGCGCCGCTTCGGCCTCTTCTGGAGTCATCGGGCGACCTTTGTGCGGTTTCCGCGCCGGATCGTCAGCGAGCAGCTCGCCCAGGGTGTGCACCGGCCTGCCCTCATCGTCAAACCTGGCCAGCATGTTCTCGATCCACAGCCCGTAGCGCGTCACCGCGCTGTCGAAGCAGTAACATGCCCACCAGGGATCATAGCCATATTCTGCCTCAACCCATTCGCCCAGCCGCAGCAATTCACTGGCCCGCGTCCTGAGTTTCTCCTGAAGCACGTAGAGCGACCACAGCAGGGAGCGCCTGGTCACGAAAGGATTCTAGCCGCGTAGCGGGGAGCTGCACCGCCGCGAATGCCTCCAGCAACTCCGCGTATTCCAGGTCGCTCGCCAGGATTTCATCGTCAGCCAGTTCCCCCGTGTAGGTTGATGGCCGCACCTTCGGGTATACGAAGGTGTATTGCGCATACAGCTCCAGCAGCGCTCGATCAGTGCGCACGAACTCGATCTGACTCATGCCCAGATCGTGTGCCGTCGGGGCCTCACCATCTACCGCGCCTATCAGCACCCGCTCGACATAGGCCGTCAGCTCATCGGGGATTTGGGCGGTCGCTACGAACGCATCCATCCGAAACGAGCGCAGCGCCACGCGGCGGCCCGTGGAGGGAAGCTCCACGGGCACGCCTTCTTCGCGGTTGCGCCGGAACTCTCTCGCTGGCGTCAGCTGAAATTTCACGGCGGCCTCGCTTAGCTCAGGTCAGCAGGCGGGAAAGACAGCGTCGGCTCGCTTGCCCGGCGGATGATCTTCCCGAATCTGTACTCGTCATCGTTGTACATCGCCCGCGCTCGCACCCGCTGAGCCGTAATATTGTCCTGCCCGAATTCCAGCGTCAGATTCTCGCGGATTTGGAGTTTCGGGATGAATACCTCGATCCAGCTAGTACCGCCGCCGGCGGCCTCGACCTTGCCAGCCAGCCCAAAATAGCCCAGACTGTTTTTGTCGATGGCGATGCTCGTGTCCACCGAGCCGCTCGAACCGCTGGCAATGTCCCAGTTGAACAGCGCGGACATTTGCTCCACGCCCGTGAACTGGAACTCGACCTCGACGTCCAGCGCATCGACGTTAGCATGGGTCGTCGTGATCGCGCCGTCGCCGCGCCGTTCAGCCGTACGCAGTACCTGTGTCACGTTGAGAATGCTGGCCGAGTACAGATCGACCGGCTCTCCCCATGACGATGCGGAATTCCACACTGCCAGTGCAGCGTCCTTCAGTGCGAGATACCCTTCTTCGTTAGCCATTTTCCACTCCTATCCCAGTCGTTTACCATATGCAAAATACGTCGCCCGCTCCAGGCAGGCGTCGTTCAATGCCATGTCGCGGATGTTACTTAGATCGGACGACCACAGCCACCAGTAACCGGCGGTGGAATGTTGGTCGAGCAGGGCCTGAATGCGGGCGCGGGCCGCCTTGAGCGTATCCCAACCCCCATCCCCGTCTCCCAGAATGGTGATGTCTACAACGACGCGCACAGCCACATAGCCATCGACCGGGTCACGTCGTCCCGTCCAGGGCGCCGCGCTGCGCTCGCGGACAATCGCCAGCGGTCGCAATTTGCCGTCGCTGTCATACGCCTCTGGGATATCTATCCGGTTGATGCCTTTGCGCGGCAGGTCGTCGTAGTCGTAAATGCCGCCGGTGAGCAGCTTTGCTGCTCCTCCTGCGCCAGTATCGGCATTCAGCACGACGACCGCTTCGCTCGCTGCGCTCATCTAATCCTCAGCCCCAGGCTACGTAGATCATTCATGATGATCGGCGTAAAATGGTCACACGCCGGCCCGACGATGGCGTAGGCCCCGGCAGATACCGTCTCCAGGCTTATCCCGTAGTCCATGCCATGAGCCATAAGCAGAGCGATTTCCGTCAAGGCGGCCACAACCTGTGTGTGCAGCGTCTGGCGAGCGTTGCCCGTGCGGTCCGTCCACGGTGCGTTCGTTTTCATCCACGCCTCGATTTCCGGCGCCCGCCGCAGCATGACGGTCTCCACCGCCTGGCGAATGCGCAGGGCGTAGTTGTCAAACACCCGCGGTAGCACCTGTTCTGGCGGAATGCGCCAGGTGAACTCAGCCGCCATATCGACCGCTCCGGTTCTCTGGCTGCCATACAACGTTAGCCTGGACGACAGCTACCGTCAGATTGAAATCCATGACACACACTCCTTTTCCCACAGCGCCTCCTCCCAGGCGGCCCACATGGTCTCCGCGTAGCGATCCCAATCATAGAGCGCGCGGGCGTTTTCCGCGTACTTGCGGCCAATCTCATTACGGGCATCCAGCGGCAGGTTAACAACGCGATGCATCAGGTCGGCGATTTCATCTACGTCTGGACGCGCCCATTCACCCAGGCCCCGGAACCCGGCATGGTCTGCCCAGGCCGGCTCCATCATATAGCGCTCTAGCGGCATACCCCATTGTTCGATGTCCTCAGCGGCGCCGCTCCAGTGGGTGACGATGGCGATACCGCCCGTCGCTGCGAACTCGCGGGGCGGCAAGCCGAACCCCTCGCCGCGTGTCGGAAAGACCATCACGTCGGCGCTGGCGTACAGATCGCATAGCTCCTCGTTCGTCATGTCCTGACAGACGAGGTCAATGTTAGGGTTAGAAACCTGCTTGATGTTGTCCTGGCGGCGCGTTTTGATGATCATCCGTACGTCCTGGCGCGTGCCGAATGCCCGCACGAACGCCTTGCAGGCCAAGTCCCAGCCCTTGCGCATCCCCCGATCCCCCAGGCACAGAAAGGTGAACGGTCGCCCATCCTCGCGCGGACGGTAGGTGAATGCTTCATTGATGCCTTCTGGGTTAACGATAATCGGCGTTGTTACCCCATTGTTTCGAAAAAGCTGTTTCCCCCAGCGCGTGCTCGTTAGCACCCAGTCGCAGGCATTAAGCTCTCTCGTCCACCCCTCCGGAAGCACCGTCGATTCAAACATCGTCAGCGCCAGACGCGGGCCAGACATCGCCAGCGGGCCGTACAGACGGAACATCGTTGGATACGCCAGCAGCACGCCGCCCCAAACCGGCTCAAAAGGCCGGGCCATGATGGCCTGAACGTCCTCCGGCTGGTTATCACGCACCGGCGAGGCGTCATAAGTCCAGACCTGTACCGGGTGACCCTGGCGATCCAGGTGACGGGCCAGTTCGCAGGCGATGATACCGTAGCTGCTGTAATAGTCAGTGCTGACGGTGTAGATGGTTAGCACGGTTCTATCTCCGCCCGCGCTTTCTCCGCATAGGCCGTATGGATCGCTCATGATATCCGCTCCCCTGTTGCCTGCAGTTCGCCGGGATAGTACGCGACCTCGACAATCTCGTATTCCGACTCCCCCAGCACGAAGCGGTCGCCGCGCTGCAAGTCCGTGTCAACTATCGTCTCGTCTGGATGCCCAACTACGCCGAAGACGGTTACGATCTGCCGGGATACCACTCCGACATTCGCCTGCTGCTCAGCAGGTTGACGATGCTCAATCCGCACCGTCTGGGCCGTATCCAGGCGAAAGACCGTGATACTGGTGGGCCGATCCTGGATGCGTTGCCAGGCCCGCACTGCTCTCGCTCCAGCATCAATGCCCTGCCGGTGGCGTTGTGTCAGGTAGGCGTCAATGTCAGGCATGAACGGCCTCCCGATGCACCACCTGCTGCCAGATGTCCAGCACGCGGTCGGTGAAGCGGTCCCAGCGATAGAGCTCGCGGATACGGACGGCAGCCTGGCGGGCGTGCTGCTCCCAGTCCGCCGGGCGCGTCGCCGCCCGAACCATCAGGGCTGCCAGGGCATCTACGTCTGGCTCCGCCCACAGTCCCGACCCATGCTTCTCATCGTCCGGGTGCCAGGCCTCCTTCAGCATATAAGGGATGGGCACCCCCCAGGCGTCGATGTCATCCGCCGTGCCGCCCCAGGCTGTCGCGAGCACCAGCCCACCGGTAGCGGCGAATTCGCGCGGCGGTAGGCCGAACCCTTCCCCTCGCGTGGGGAATACCATACAATCGGCCTGATGGTAGAAGGCGTTGAGCGCCGCCGGAGTCAGATCAGCCCGTACCGTTACGATATTGTTGTTGGTGAACCGCACAGATTTACTGCGTTCTCGAGCCTTGAGCACCAGTCGCACATCGCTTCGGTTACAGAACGCGACCTCGAAGGCACATACCGCCACGTCCCAGCCCTTGCGCCTGTTCCAATCCATGCGATCTGCATTGGCCAGGAAGGTGTACGGTGCCTGGCGTTTCCTCTCGCGGGGGGTGAAGACCTCGTCTATCCCCAGCGGCACAACGTAGATCGGCACGGTCACGCCGCTATCTCGAAACACCTGAACCAACCAGGCCGACGGCACGATCACCGCCTCACAGCGATTCAGTGGGCCGGCCCATGTCGGCGGGAGCTGCGTTGATTCGAACATCGTCACTGCTACGCGCGGCCCGGCCATGGCCAACGGGCCATGGCTGGCATGTTCCGTGGGATAACCCAGCATCAGCCCGCCGAAAGCAGGCCGGATAGGTTGCCCGATGAGATGCCGCATCGTCTCATCATGCGTCTTGTGGCGCAGTTGCCCGTGACGCTGAAAGGCGTTGACGTGCCATCCTCGCCGGTCGGCGGCTTTGGCCAGGTGGCCGGCAATCATCCCGTAGCTATCGTAAGGATCCCAGGAGGGCGCGTAGATCGAGACGATGTCAGGCATCCGGGTACTCCTTGATCCGCGTCGGCTTGCGGCGTAAGCCCATGATGCGCGCGTTGCCGCCGCTCGCCGATGCAGTGCCTTGCAGTGCGTCGGCGTAGAGCGTCCGCAGTGCTTGCAGCCCCTGCAGGATTGGCGTTGGATCCTCGGATGACTCGCCCTGCCGGTACGATACCAGCAGGGGCGCCATCCTGGCTATCAGCTGGTCTACGCCCAGCAGGCGGGCGCAGGCATAGACGCCCTCCGGGTTGCTGTATCGTTCCCCGGCGCGGATGAAGAGATCGTCGATTTCAGCGTCAGTGAAAACGCTTTCGTCGTCATCCAGCCCAAGGTCTGCCCGAAAACGAGCTCGTTGTGTCGTAGTGGCCATCTATGCCTGCTCCCCTGATTATCACCTAGCTCGACGGCCAGGTGATTTCCTCCACGGCAGCCGTCGGGTTGGCGTACACACCAAACCGCGCGTCGTAGATTTCCTGCTCCAGGATGAAGCGCGAGGTGTCTTTCTCCCCTGCCTGGCGCCGCACATCGTGCTTCCACAGGCTCTGGAAATCCATGTCAGCGTGCGCCTTACTTACCAAGTAAGCCGTGCCGCTCGTCACGCCGGTATAGGTCGTTGACTTCTTACCCCGCGTCAGCGTGTAGCCGGGATAGACGATTACGTTCTGGATATAGCCGACAACGGGCGACTGGTAATCCAGACCGGACTGCAATCTCCACATCAGCGCCCGGCTGACGGTGAACATATCAGCCGCGGCGATGATCAGATCATACGGCCCGTAGCGCGGATTGGTGGCGTCGCTCATAGAGTTGGTGACCGCGTCTTCCAACGTGGAGAGGATTTTCTCCTCCAGCGTTGAGCCTGTGCTCGACGCTGCCGTCTGGTTATCCGTGTCGTAGCTGGCGCTGATGATCGGGTAGAGGTGCACATGGTTGAACAGCGCGTTGAAAGCTCGCCCCACCCAGCGCTCCAGGGGGGCAAACCGCCAGGTCTGGTTGTACAGAAAGAGGTCTTCGCTGTACTCCAGACCAACGCCGTAATGCTTGATCGAGATGCTCTTGGAGCCTTCCCCCACCGTCATGAAGACGACCTCGCCGCCTTCCGTGATCTCCTGCACAACCACACCACCCGGCCCCAGCACGTCAACTTCCACCGTCTTGGGAAGGTTGGGATCAACAACAGGGGTGTAGATTGTCTGGTAGAGGGTCGGCACCTCCAGCCGCCCGGCGTCCACTTCATAGCGCTGACGGGTGATGAAGTCGGAGGCAAAATCGCCCGTGCCGACGAACTCGGCAATGGTGCGATTGCCATCTCGTTGCAGCTTGACCAGCTCGTTCAGGTTGATCCCTTCCTTGAAGCGAGCGTTGGGCTTCACCTTTTTGAGTTCGTCCGGAACCAGCCATCTGACATTCGTTGTGGTCGCGGTCGGTTTCATGTTTGGTTTTCCTTTCGTAATATGTGCCGGCTGGCCGGCTATACCGCTCTGGACAGCAGGATGCCGGTCACGATGTTGTCGGTGTCTTTGTCGCTGGTCGCGCGGAACAGTGGAAGCAGCCCGGAACTCGAAGTAGTCGTGTAGCCCGCTTCGTCGGGAACGTATCCCGTGACCTGATCCGGATCGATATACACGACATCCCCCGCGCTCACCGACAGCGAGGTGGGCACGGTGAATTGGTATTCGGCACCGTCGATGGTCATGGCGATGGTCTCACCGGACGAGCCAGAATCAGCAGCGATGCCCAGCCAGCCGTCGATATAGACAACCTGCCCCTTCTCGACGGCGGCGACCAGGTCTACGTGGATGGCTCGGCCATCCGATTCCTTGTAGGTGTTCTTTCCAGTGGTCATTTAGTCCTCCTGTTAGATCAGACTTCGTTCTGGGTAAACCCCCAGACGGCCAGATCGCTACAGTTCATCATCTTCCGGGATGATGATGTACGGCTCGGCTTCGCCGTTTCCGGTTGGCACGTTGAGGGGTGTCCCCTGCGGCGGCCCCATCGTCTCCACGATGAAGCGCTGCAGGGTCGCTTTGATGTACGGGCGCGCCATGATGCTGTCAAAGGCCGCCGCGACGGCCTCCGGCGTTTCCGGGCGCTCAGCCCGCACCAGCTCTACCACCAGCTCGCGGATGCTTCGGTCTGCATCGTCCACTTTGACGTGTTCAACGGCCAGCTCGGCGATCTTCGCCTCTACGGCAGCCTGACGGTGCTGCTCAACCTGTGTCCGCAGCTCGCGTACGGCGGCCACCAGGTCAGCGTCATCGTCCAGCGCCAGCGCCTGGCGCAGCTCGGTCACCTGTTTGATTTCGGTCACCTGCTCGCGGATGGCGTCAACAACCGCCGTTGGTAGCAGCCTGACGTCTGCCGGAGTCAATGTCTCGATGATCTGCAATCTATTCTCCATAGGGGTCTCCTTTCCCTCATTTGCTGGGTCTTTCTCTTGCTGCATCTCGGCGGTGAGCATGGGCACGGCGGCCAGGTCTTTTACTCCGGCCCGTTCTGGAGGTACGAGGTCGATTGACTCCAGCTCGAAGCTGGAAATGCGCCACGCCTCCAGCGCCTGATCCCACTCCTGCTCAGCGGTGCCGTAGATGGACGTGGCGATTTCGCCGTTCACCGCTTTGCGCCGCCGCACATATTCCCGCACCGCGCCGGGCGGGAGATAGCCCTTACCCCATATTAACACACCCTCCTGGATTGCGCCAATCCAGTCAACCTCCGCCGGCCTGTGGGCGGAGTCTCGCTCAACGGCGGGGATGTGTCCCATCAGGCCGGGGGGGCGTTTGCTGAGTACCTGGTCTACCAGTTCTCTGGCAAACCCCTCATCGTAGTAACGGCGATTGTCAGAGATGACGCCGATTTTGCCAATAGGCAGCGTAACGAACATCGGGCTCTCGTCGCCGCGCGTGAGCTCATCGATGTTCACCCCGTCTGCCGTAGGCACGCTCGGATAGGCTCCGGAAAATTCCCAGACGATGCTCTCCCGTATCTCAACCCGTTCGCTCATCGCTCAATCCTTCCTCGTACAGCGCGATCCACTGCGCCAGTACGTAGTCCCAGTTGTACGCTTCCTGCATACGCTCGCGTCCGGCCTTGCCCAGCGTGCGCCTATAATCAGGATCCGCGATGAGCCGGATCAGAGCGTTGGCAAGCGCCGCATCGTCATCGTCCCCAACCAGCAATCCGGTTCGTTCGTGGTCGATCAAGTCCAGATTGCCATCGACCGCCGTGGCCACCACCGGCAGCCCATACGCCATACATTCCTGAACCGCGTTAGACAGCCCCTCGGTGTGCGAGGTGTTGACGGCGATGTCCCATCCGGCGAGCAAATCTAGATCATCCAAGCGACCAGGCATTAGCACTTTGTCCCGCAACCCAAGGCGCTTGATCTCGGCCCCTACCTTGTCCCGATAGGGCGAAGGATACCCGCAGAGCACGGCGCGCGCGTTCGGATATACCTGCGTTACCCTGGCCATCGCGCGTACCAGCATGATCTGGTTCTTGAGGCCGTCCTCCCGGAAATTGGCCAGGTGGCCGATGATCAGTGCTTCATCGTCTACGCTCCAATAGCCGTGTGCCTGCTGCCGCATCTCCGGGGTTACGGTTGCAGGAACCGTGACACCGTTTGGGATGATGCGGGCCGGCGCTGCATCGATGCCGATATAGTTCGGGAGCGCCTTCATCACTGCCCGACTATTCGCGACAACGTGGGTTGCCGCCCGATGACCGGCAAACTCGAAGACCCAATCCATCGGGAATTGGTTGCGCGTGAACCCGGTAGTTTCGTAGCGAATAACCCGCACCGGCACGCCCACTCTGTATGCGGCCAGCGTGCCATAGAGCGTTATTGGGTAACCGTTGCTGTTGACGATCTGCGGCTGAAGCTCGCGCAGTGCATCGATCAGGGCCGTGAGCTTGTTGGGCCGCGCCGCGCAGTCGATCATCGGCACACCGTGCGCCATCAAATAGGGGCGCAGGTTTCCCTCCATGTGGCCGCTGCCGTTGGGCAAAAGAACCGTCACGTCATGTCCCTTCTCGCGCAGCCGAACCACGATCTGTGCCGTCTGGCGCTCACTGCCGCCAGGATTCAGGCTACCGAACACGTAAGCAATTTTCATGCGACCGACTCCAATTCTGGCGATGCCGTCTCTTTCCATCCCAAAACGCTGGACAAAAAATACCCCAACAACAGAGCATCTGCAAGCCAGTCCGGGTTAAACGCCCCCTGCATACGCTGTGCGCTGGCCGTTTGTGCGTCGATTTCCTCTCGCAACCTGGCCGTAACTTCCGCCGGATTGGCCGTGACGGCGGGGAGCAGACTACATATACAATTAGGATGGGGCGGGTAAACCACCACAGCATCGTTCTGGTAGGGGGCGCGCAGACGCTTGCCGCTCATGCTGAGGGTGGCGACGTCATCGCAGATGTCGATGCGTGGATGGCTGGCGCTCAGCCGCCAGTCCGTGCCTTCTACATAGGGGTTGGCCAGATTTGCGCTGACGGTCGCCCGCCCCGCCGCTGCCGTGATTTCTGTTCGTGCCAGCCGCCGGGCTGCGTAGCTGCCCTGGATGCCGTAGGGGGTGCGCGTGCGTAGCCCGGCGGCACCAGGGGTCAGAAACCTTTCCAGCTCTTCGGCGATGTCCACCGCCGCCGTACCGCGCGGGATGTGATAGTCCAGCAGCTGATCGATACGGCGCCGCACCTCGCGCGAGGTGTTCCAGACGCGATCCGAGAGCCGGTAGCCGCTGGGATCCACGAACAGGTGATAAGGATCATAACTGAAGCGTCCGCCGGACTGTTCCTGGGCGACCAACAGCGGAGGCCTGCGCCCGGTGAGCCAGGTGCGTACTACGCTGTCAGATGCGGCCCTCTCGACAATATTCGCCTGCCGCGCAGCCTGAATGGCCACCCCGCCGCGGATGCCTTCGACCAGCAGCTCGGTATACGGCGACCGCGGATGTGGGCCATCCAGCGCCTCATCGCCATCGCCGATGAAGAACGGTCTGAGCACCTCGCGCCAGATACGCTCCCTCAGTGCGTCCCGCGAGGCTCGCGTGTTAGGGATCGTGCGCTGGCCGCTGTCATTGAGCGTTGTCGCCGCGCGCAGAACCAGCCGGCCCGCCTCTTGTCCAAGCCGGCTGAGCTGGGCGGAGAGCCTGGCGTCCATCTCGCGCTCATGGCGCAGTTGCTTACTCTGCCACGTCTGGGCCATCAGGTGATCGGGCCTCGCCCCTTTTCTATATCCTGTACCCCCGTCGCCCGCGCCACAGACCGGGTTATGACCAGTCGCTGCGCGGCGCGGATAGCGTGCATGAACTCAAGAGCGTGCTCCGGGTGCTGCTCCGGTAGCTCCTGGAAAGCCTCCCAGGCCTCAACCAGCAGGTTCAAGACGCGCTGCTCTTCCGATGTCAAATACCATGCACTCATGCCGCCCTCATTAATTCGCGCTGTTCATCGCGCGCTGCCTCCAGCCGCCGAATTTCTGCTTCCAGTTGATCCTGGTACTCGAATTCGTGCTGCCGCGCTTCTGCTTCGGCCCGCTCCTGCCGGGCCTTCTGCAACACGCCCTGAATGTCCGGCACGTCTAGCGGGGCCATCTGCAGCGCCGTCTGCTCATCCAGCAATCCCTCGGCAAACGCCCAGGTGACGGCATCCAGCGTCAGCCGCCCGTCCTCACCCGTTAAGTCCTCCCATTGCACCTGCAGATCCTCGTCGGCCCGCACCCCTGGCTCGAAGAGCGCCAGGTATGCGGCAACGGTGGCGGCCACCTCCCCAATCCAACTCCGCGCGGCAGTTCGCTTACCCTCGACCCAGCGCACGAAAGCGGGCATCTGCGCCTCGGCGGAGGCCTTGCTGCTGGCAATGGCGTTGCCCCATACGAACTCGGGGATCTCGGTATGCTGGAGCAGCAGGTAGAACATCAACCCCAGGATGGCCTCTACGTCGCCGCTGAAGCTGCCGGGCGATTTCCAGTCGAACTTGCCGGCAATAGCTAAAAATTTGTCAGCGTCGAAGTCGATCACGTAATTCGTCTCGGTCGTGCCGTCTGGCAGAACCTGCGAAGTTTGCTGCGCATAGTGGCTGAAGAACTGCTCGACCGCCTCGGCGTCGGCAAACTCCGCCGCTGGCGTGGCGCGCCCCTGCCGGATGTTGCCCTCGATGGCTGCGTCGAAGACCTCGCCGTAGCGATGCAGAAGGCTGAGCAACGCCTCGCCCTCTGGATGGCCGAAAACCTCATTGCCGCCCGGCTCATTCGGAATGTGCACCACCGGGAGGCGACCGATTAGATTGCGATACGTCTCCGTCCTGGGTGCGCCACCCTCGATCTCAATGGTGCGCTCGCGACGGTCTGCATAATAGTCGTCGGTGACCGTCATCTTCCTGCTCAGCTCGGCGGGATGAGGATAGGTCTCACGGATGCGCCAGCCAACGATCCGGCTGTAATCGTCGCTGGCAACCAGCGGCGTAACCACGTCCGGCGATTTCAGCGTCACGCTCAGATCCGCGTTGATCACCAGGTAGCAATCGCCCAGCCCCAGAGATTCCCGGTAGGCGCGCTGGATGTCGGCCTGGTGCTCCTGCCACCAGGCGTTGAGCGCCTGCGCGGTCGCTTCATTCTCCGCATCCCACGTTGGTGGATGTCCCATCACCCAGGCAGCCGTTTTGGAAGCTAGCGGTTTGAGAAAGAGGCCAGAAAGGTCTAACCCCTGCGCCTTACCGCGCCGCGCTCGATCCCAGAAAGTATAATCGACCTTCGTCCAGTCCAGGGTCGCCTGGTGCCTCCAGACGCTGAAGGCCGTAACGGTTGTTGATACCCGCCCGATCAGTTCTCCAATGGCTGCACGCAATCGCCTCAACATCACATCCGCCCTTTCACCTGCGCCTGGATCATCAGCGTTTGCGCCAGCCGTGACCCACGATTACGGGCCTCCCATGCCAGCGCCAGCGCAATCACCGTGTCGTCGTGCATCCCCTCCGGCGCGCCGTAATGCCACTTGCCGCTGGGCAGCCGGTTAGCCTCGAACGCCTCCAGCTCGGCGATCAGGGTGGGGTCATCCGGAATGCGGATTTCGCCCCGCTCAAACGCCAGCGCCAGCGCCTGCACGATCTGCGCTTTGCTATCCAGCGTGGTCACGAACGCTTTCCATTGGCTCAGCCCCTCTGCCTGCAGGCGCTCCAGGTTCGGGCTGCCGATGCTGTTGATCTCCGCCAGGCCGTTGGTCAACGCCCAGCGCCCGGTCATGGCGGCAACCCGCCCGTACTGCACCGCCCACGCTACCTGATTGAAGCGGTCGATGCTGACCACCCGCCCC